GCAACTCTAACTCTTTCTTTCTTGTGTAGATCAAACCCGAGATCAATAGTAACGTCAATAGTATCGCCATCAACTACTCTGTTGATCTTTATCACTCGGAAGTTGTAACAACTCTTCCGACTGGGTGGGGTCATTGCTCCCATGTTCTAGTTCCTCAAATGCTAGTTTCATAATAGTATATATGTAGTAAGTAACGCCCATTAGTAGGATTACTAACAACCAAATAATACTCCAAGTAGGAGCGTTTAAATCCTCATGTGCCCTCAGGAGGAGTTCCATTTTTATTGTAAGATATACTTATATTATCTAGTCCTTCTACTTCACTGGGTTCTACTTTTATCTCGGGAGCAAATTGTTTCGACTCCTCCTCTTCCCATTGTTCAACAATATCTTTTGCTTGTTTGTCTACGGATGCCATCTCCATCTTTACTTTTCCAGCAATCCATTTGACCCACAACCATTCTATTACACCCAATGCAAGGTGTTTGACAACTGGATTTTGTTTATTCGCCCATCGTTTACTCTTGGTGTACCAGTTGTCCTCTCCACCCCAAGTGTATTCAAACTTATGTTCGAATTTCATTTTTTGAATGCTCCGATCTTAGCAAGAATATAGACTGTAAGACTTGTCCAAAAAATGATTTCTAGTCCTATGTTACTCATTAGATACCTAAAATTTTTCTTTGTCTGTTGAAATAATCATGCAACAGCCAAGAACTACTATTCATCTTGTCTGTTCCACCGATTCCGTATAAAAACTCTACCCTTGGATTGTCTTTGAATTTATCAACCTCTGGAGTATTGTCTTTACCTCTGTCTCCACCGTTGGCAAATACCACGGTCTCAGCAATATCTAGACAAGAATCAATTGCACCACAGGCAGATCCCTTTTCGTCGTAAGGAACTGTAATAACAGCATCAACCATGTCCAAATGTCTGATAATCTCAGCACGTTCTTTCCAATCTTGAAAATACTGTCCCTTCTTATCCTTCAACCACTCATTAGTATTCAATCCAACAACGAGATAGTTGGTAAGTTCTCTAGCTTTTTTAAAGTAAGCAATATGTCCACTATGAATAGGGTCAAAACCACCTGTAACTAGTGTAATAATTCTTTTTTTATGTTGCATAATTTAGAAGCCTTTAAGAATTTTATAAGTTTGTTGCCAATTTTCTACATGATATGATGTCCCACCCATAATTTCAATTCCCTGAGAAATTGGATAATCATTTTGGCCAGGTTCCATCATATCACCGAAGAAATATAGATTATCTAGGGTAGAAAAATCATGAAGAATCATAGCCTTATTATTTCCTTTGGGTGCAAGATCCAAACCAGTCTGTCCACCGATTTGAACCTCTAAATTAGGAAACCTTTTCTTAAGTCTATCAGAAATCTCTCTTCTCTCGTTAGTTTTCTTATCCCATTCTACATATTCTTCTCTGCCCGTTCCTTCACCACGTCCAAGAATACTGAAATTCATACCGCCAGGTCTGTACTCCAGATGATTTCCGTTGCGAATAGGAAAATCACTACGATCTAATTCTGAATGTAAGAATTGTACTAACTCTTCAGTAACACGCCAGTCAACTCTACGAATATTTTCTTCACCTTCATAAACATCTGTACCAGAACAGTTATAAACTCTGATACATGTGTTATAAATCTCAGGCCCTACCTGATCGATTGTCTTTTTTCGGTCACTTCCAGTGACCAGATAACAAAAATGATTTTCGGCAAAATCTAAAAAGAATCTCCTGAAATCAGGACTGATAGATTTTCTACTTGGAGTTAGTGTGCCGTCAACATCGAAGATAAATTTATTCTTCTTCAAATTCGCAGTCATTCATCATAGTAGCAATTTCACCGCCAGCGTCTGCACCCATATCTTGTCCAAGCATTACTGCCCAGCCTGATGCCAACCACCCAATATAGGGAATACCAGTAAGAGCAGGAGCGACAGTACCACTGGCGATACTAGCACCTACCATTCTTCCTGTTGATTCTCCAGCGCCCTCCGCTTTGATGCATTCTAGGTGCTTGGCACTTAACTTTCCCTCAGTATTTCCACCAAGATGGCGACTACCATCCATGGTATACTCCTCTTTGGTAATTAAGTTAGTGTTTCCACCGATGCCAAAGAATCCATTCTCCTTATCTAGGTGCTTTGTAACACCCATAACTTTAGGATCGTTTGATTGGTATTGGATTCTGTAACCCTGTTTACCTGCCTCTACAGTATAAGAGGTATAATCACCAACTGGCAAGTTGATGATTGGTATTTGACTACTTGATAATCTCATTAAGTGGCCTACAAGACCTAAATGGGCGAATGCAAATACTGATCCAAACCCAATACAAACCAATTTAGTTTTGTTCATTACATTTTATATGAATCGTCAGATTTTGGTGGTGAAGTGAGTTGGATAGGAGCCTGTTCAATACGAATTGTTTGAGCAGGAGCAGTCTGTGATGCCTTCTCAATTAATTTTTCCATATCAGACTTGCTGATTCCACCGCCACCACCTGATCCACCATTACCATTTTTGCCTTTTGCTGTCTGGACGCCAAAAGTTGCCAGCACGCCTGTGAAGACGGATGCTATAAAGGTTGGATCGAGCTTTTGTTCAGGAATACCCAGAGCAGGAGGTAGTTTAATATAGGCGAGAGTTAAAATTCCACCAGACCAAACCAGAATACCAAGTCGTACAAATGTACTAAGAATAGCAAGTTGTTCCTCGGAATCTTGCATTTTTTCCTTTAAAGATCCGAGAATATTTTTCTTCTCTTCTTTCTTTTCAGGTTGTTGTGGTGCTGCGTCGGGCATAAGTTGAAGGCAAGGCAGCCGTATTTATAAAAATGCATAAAAAAAAGACCCCTTAGGGTCAATCAATATAATTATTTTCGCGTAACCACTTTGCCGTCAGGGGTGTTGGTTCATAAACCTTCCACATTTCACCAGAAGCACATGCTTCTAATGCCTCTTCTGTCATACCTGCAGTCTTACCTGCCCATGTTGCTTCTTTCTCCCATGGAATAGCGTGAGGCATACTCTCATAGGTACTAGTAGCAATGTCTTGCCAGATCTGTGGCACCTTTTCTTCATCATGGATGATAGCAATCAAATTATTTTCGATTGTACCTGCCATACAGTCTTGTGCAGCGTGCCAACCTTCATGTCGAACAACACTCATCAAGACGTGTGGACGATGCATAAAGGCTCTGTTGAGGAAAAAGTTATTACCAACAGTATGGTAAACACCACGATGCCCAACAGGAAAATATTTGTCACTTGCTAGAAAGACACCAACTCCGACCTTATTAAATGACTGGAGGATGGAATCAAACTCAGAAGCAACAGGATCGTAATTAGAATCAGGATATACATCCCGAATGTCTTCGATTGTTTCAATTTTTTTAACGTCGTCTGTACACTCTTGGAGCAACATGCACCCCATGGCATCCATAGTGTAAAAACCTTTAGTTAATTTAGACTCATTTGCAATTACTGGGACCGCTACTCCGTGCAAAGCACCGAGTAACAGACCAGAAATAACCGTCTTCATCATGGGAGAGGAGGAGCGATGGGAAGAGATGGAGTAGGAGCAGAGTCAGGAGCGTCTGCTGATGGATTAAAACTGCCACCTGCAGCACCTCCAACACCAGAACTAAGACCACCTAGTCCACCAAGAGCACCACCAACTGCATCAGTTACTGCACCAGTGATTCTTTCCCTCGCACTTTCTACGAGTGCTTCTCTATTGATAACAACATAACCAGTTGCACCAACAACTGCAAGTGATACTAGGCCTGAACCTAGTGCGATTGCATTAATAATTTTCTGCATAATAAACCTCAAAGTATTTTACAACACCAAATGACGTATCATGTCCCTGCGACACCCAGTCGTGGGCACATTCGTAAATGGCTTTGGTGGAATATTTAGGCACTACGCCATTCATTTGTCCACCATATTTGGAAAGGAGAATCTTGAGAACTTGTTCTCGAAGTTTCATCCTTTCAGGAGAGTATCTCCAGTCATCCATAATGATAACCTGTACCAGACATCCAACCGCCAGGACCTTCCTGAAAGTTTTCAGAACCACCTTGCGTCTCCGCTACAGTAGTCCAGTTTTTAGTTGCAAGTTCATACATCTCCTGATGAATGTTATCAGATTCACGATTACCGTTCTTATCCCATAGACTATCATCTAGAGAATCACGAAGCCACCAACCATCTTCAAGATCATCATTCAATTCCTGGCATTCTTTCTCGAAAGCAAGTTGCCTTTCGGATTTTGGAGGATCACCGAACCAAGGATCTGAAGAGAGAACCTCAGGTGCAGAAACGCCAGTGTACGGCTGTGAAAGAGTTTCACATGGTACGGATTGATCGTCGATGGCACATTCAAGTTCTCTTTCATCATCCTCTTTAATTGTAGTAATTAGTCCCTGAATCTTTTTAAGTAGGTTCATTTAATAGTAGCGGGGGAATCTAACAGACACAGTATAACACTAAAGTTGGAAACCTGCAAAGGTGTCCTTCTTGACATCCTGTTTAATACCACCAACGACATAAGATTCAACCTCTGTCTCTTGTGGTGCAACTTGAAGACCTCTGGAAGAAATCCAGTGCTGTGTCCAAGGCAATGGATTGTTTCTTTGTGCAACATCATAAATTGGATCGAAACCAAGAGCTTTCATTCTCTTGTTAGCAATCCATTCAACATATTGAATGAGAAGTTTATCATTCAAACCAATCATACTACCGTCTTTAAACAGATAACTGGCCCATTCTCTCTCTTGTTCTACTGCTTCTTCGAACATTTTAATAATATTCTCTTTTTCTTCTTCAGCAATCTGTTTCATCTCTGGGTCATCACCCTCTCTCCATCCCTTAAGGATGTTTTGAGTCAACGCGAGGTGTTGGTTTTCGTCTCGGGCAATAAGAGAGATGATTTTAGCTGATCCCTCCATGAGCTTAAGTTCGCCAAATGCAAACGAGCACGCGAAGGAGACATAGAACCTAATTCCTTCCAAGATGTTGACGTTGGCAACGGCTCTATAGAGTTTTCTTTTGAGTTCATACAGTGTGTCTTGAGCGCAAGGTACTTGTTCTAGATTGTGTTCCCACATACGGCTAGAGCCATA